TACGCAAGTTTATTCAGACAACTCTGCCGACTGGCCAGAAGGTTTGACATGGGATGCAGTAGAAACAAAGATGAATGAACTTACTGCCGCAGAACCAATGAAGGAACTTCGTGCAGAAAGAGATAGACTGATTGCAGAAACCGATTGGTGGGCAAGTTCAGACTTGACTATGACGGATGCACAAACAGAATATCGTCAGGCACTTCGTGATATTACAGAAACATTCCAAAACTTAGATTCTGTTATTTGGCCAAATAAACCGTAGGTATGATATGTCAAACCAAACTGATATTCTAGATAATGTACTTGGTATTACAGATGTAGTGGAGAACACAACAAAAGACGTAACACCCCCAAAACCAGTTCTTGTTCCGGCAACAACTGGTACTGAAGCAGATATAGATAATGATTATAAATATCAGAGAGAAAACTTTTATAATCTGATTGAGAGAGGACAGGATGCGATTGATGGCATTCTAGACCTTGCAAGAGAATCGGAACATCCTAGAAGCTATGAGGTTGCTGGGAACTTGATTAAACAGGTGGCAGAAGTCACAGAGAAACTTGGAGACTTACAGGGTAAGATGAAGAAACTCAAAGAAGTTCCTAACTCTGCACCTCAGAATGTAACAAATGCATTGTTTGTGGGAAGCACAGCAGAACTGCAAAAGATGTTAAAAGGAAAATAATATGCCATTAACTAGAATTAGACAAACTTCAATTGGTGTTGATGCAATTACCACAGCGAAACTGGATGATACTTCTGGTGGTTTGACATTGCCAGGAGTTCAGTTTGTAAAAGTTTCAGCTGGTACTACTGCACAACGTCCATCTAGTGCTGCCGGCGGGCAAATTAGATTTAATACAGACATTGGAACTTTAGAACAGTATAACACGACTACTAGTAGTTGGCAGGCGATTGATAGTCCACCAATTATTACATCTCTTGCTTACAGTGGTTCTGTTACTGCAGCTGATACTGCTGGTGGTGATACAATTACTTTAACAGGTTCAAACTTTAAGGCAGGTGCAACAGTGACTATCGGTGGAACTAGTGCATCCTCTGTAACAGTTGTTAGTTCGTCATCTGTTACATTTACAACACCGGCAAAGACTGCTGGTGATTACGATGTTACCGTAACAAATACAAACGGACTTGCTGCTACACTAACAAGTGGAATTTCATATAACGGATCGCCATCATTTACAACAGCCGCTGGTAACGTGGGTTCTGTTATAGAAGATGTTACAATGTCAACTATCACTATTGTTGCGGCTGAACCAGATGGTGGAACACTTGCATATTCTATTACTTCTGGTGCATTACCAACTGGTGTATCAATGAGTTCTGGCGGTGCAATCACTGGAAAAGCTAATGTTAATATAACCTCTAATACAACCTATAACTTTACTGTAACTGCAACTGACGATGAAAACCAAACAAATGCTCGTGCATTTAATCTTATCGTTCTTCGTCCTATCTATGCAACAGAGATTGCAAATAGTTTGATGTTTAATGATGGCAGCAATGATCATTTATCATTTACTCCTTCGTCTGCTGGAAATCAAGATATGTGGACTCTTAGTATGTGGGTAAAACGAGGTTTAGTATCTGTAAGTCAAATACTTTTTGGTGCAAGAAGTGGAACAAATTTCACACAATTATATTTTAATGGGTCAGATAAACTTACTTTTAATGATTGGTCTGGTTCTCAAAATTGGGGTGGCGAAAGTGCTTCAGAATTCAAAGATCAATCGGCATGGTATCATTTAACTTTAACATACGACAGCGCCCAGGCAACTGCGGCTAATAGATATAAGATGTATGTGAATGGCACACAACAAACCGTATCCACACTCAGTGGATACCCTTCCACTTATCCAGATCAAAATGAAGATTCAAAAATTAACTCTACATATGAACACGCTATTGGACAAACTGCTAATGTAGTATCTGACCCATTTGATGGAATAATGGCAGATATTTACTTTATTGATGGGCAAGCACTTAGTCCAACTTCTTTTGCAGAAGAATATAACGGTGTATGGACGCCAATTGCTCCTTATTCTGGATCATATGGAACAAATGGTTGGCATCTTAATTTTGCAAATTCTAGTGATATTGGTAATGATGTCTCTGGACAGAACAATGATTGGACGCCAGATGTTGGCACCAATCGTGTAAGACCAGAATCTCCAACTAATAACTTTTGTGGATTAGTAGGTACTTCTAAAAGTACAAATCTAACAAGTAATGTGGGAAATGGTAATACATATATTGCAACGCCTAATAATGGTTCTATTATGGGCAGTTTTGATATTAACAAAGGAAAGTGGTATTGGGAAGTAAAGGTTACAAACACTGGCGCACCTTATATTGGTGTTCAAAGAAGAGGCGAAAATAGAAATGGTTATACTCAAGGTGCCGCTGCTATAAACGCAGCAGGCGACATATATTTTAACCAAAGTTGGCCAAGTCCAAATCTTGAGGGTCTTCCTAGCATTTCAGTAAATGATATTATTGGTGTTGCAGTAGACCATGATAACACAAAAATGTGGTTTTCAAAAAATGGACAATGGTATCAGGCTGATGCTGCTAATGGAACTACATCTACACTAACAATTTCACAAGTTGCCGGCGGTAATAATGGATATGATTATTCTGTAATTTTTCAACCAAACGAATTAAATGACATGAATGTTCATCCTCATTTCTCATCCTCATCTGGAACTGGTTCGTTTCATTGTAACTTTGGACAAAACCCATCATTCAACTCCTTAGAATCATCTCTTGGTACAGAAACAGATGGTAACGGACAAGGACTATTCAAATATCCAGTTCCAAGTGGCTTCTTGGCATTATGTCAGAAAAACCTTACACAAGAAACTAGTCATACGATTGAACTTAATGAACGTCCACAAAATTATTTCAATACTCTTCTATATACTGGTAATGCAACCGCAAGAAATATTACGGGCCTAGACTTCCAGCCCGATCTTGTTTGGATTAGAGAATATGCTGGTTCTGGTACTATGAGTGGTAGTATGATGCACGATAGTGTAAGAGGTGCCGGTAAGAGAATTAGTTGGAACGCAGTATCAGAAGAATTAGACAGGTCAACAGAGTTTACAAGTTTCAACTCTAATGGATTTGGTTTGGGTACATCTGATACTACAAACGAAACTAACAACAGTATTGCTGCATGGTGTTGGAAAGCTGGTGGAGCTCCAACTGCAACAAACTCTGCTGGTGTAGGTAATGCACCAACATCTGGTTCAGTAATGATTGATGGTTCTGCATCTACTGCCGCACTTGCTGGCACAATCGCCGCTGATAAAATTTCTGCAAACACAAAATCTGGTTTCTCTATTGTCAAATATACTGGCAACGGTAATGGAAACACAACTGTTGCACACGGATTGACAAAAAGACCTGACGTTGTAGTAGTAAAAAATCTGGATACCACTGAAAATTGGGTTATGTGGCATCAGTCAAATAATACTGAACATACTCTATATCCTAACCTAGTAAATGCACATAATAATTCTCCCAACACATGGTATGAGCCTGGAATGAGTGCAACGACATTTGGTGTTGACACAGCTGAGGCAAACAGTGCAAATAACATGATTGCATATTGTTGGCATTCAGTTCCTGGCTATAGTTTGGTGGGTGAATATGTCGGCAACGGAAGCACTTCGGGTTCTTATGTTCATTGTGGATTCAAACCTGCTATGGTTATTATGAAATCTCATGGTAGTGGTGGTTGGATGCTTTGGGATAACAAACGTGAACCAAACAATCCACAAGATCTGAGACTAGAGCTTCAAGGAACATCAGTGCATTCATCAAACGCTGCATATAAAAGAGAAATTTACTCTAATGGATTTAGATTAAGAACGACCAGTTCAGAATGGAACGGATCTGGCGTTCGTTATATATTCATGGCATTTGCTGAGGATTCATTCAAGTATGCCGAGGGTAGATAAAACTGTAAAGTTGTGTTATGTCAAATTATGATCACTACCTTGGAAACCCCCTACTAAAGAAATCTAATGTTCCTGTAGAGTGGACAAAAAAACAAATCCTTGAATATCAGAAGTGTATGGAAAATCCCATATACTTCATCAAGAACTATATCAAGATTGTGTCTCTTGATGAAGGTCTTGTGCCTTTCAAGATGTATGACTTTCAAGAAGATATTGTAGACACAATCCACGATAATCGTTTTACTATATGTAAGATGCCTAGACAGTCTGGTAAATCTACGACTATGGTATCCTATATTCTTCACTACGTTCTATTCAATCCTAACATGAATGTGGCAATCCTTGCTAACAAGGCTGCAACTGCACGAGACATTCTTGGTAGACTGCAACTCGCATACGAGAATCTTCCTAAGTGGTTACAACAGGGAGTAGTGTCTTGGAACAAGGGTTCGGTAGACTTAGAGAATGGTAGTAGGGTGGTTGCATCCTCTACATCTTCATCTGCTGTTCGTGGTGGTTCTTACAACATGATATTCTTGGACGAATTTGCATTCGTTCCAACTAACGTGGCAGAG